AAAGGTATTACTGGCGAATCTTTTCTTAAACCAGCATTAGTTCTTATGTGATGAATTTCGGCTGGAGTGCCTTCTCCATATCCTTGCTGAAAGCATAATACACAACCAAACTTAGCTAGTTTGCCATAGTGTAGTTTTTCATCTTTGGTCATAGTTCAATCCCTTGCTCTATTGCCCACGCTTGTACATATTCTAACAATTCTGTCATCTCATTTACAGTTAAATCTGAAGTTTTACGAAAAACTATGTCTACCCCATATCCGTCAATAGAAGGCAACATTTGTATTGGGTCACCTCTAGCCCTAAGCCAAGCTGCGGTCAATAATCTTTTCCAAGTATCGATTTCTCTATACGATCCAGCCCAAACTACTTTTTTTGCTATTAACTGAATTAAGGTATGTAGAAGCGCATTTTGTTCTAGTGAGCGACTTCGGGGTTTAACTTCAACTGCGTAACCTTCAGGGGCTTCCTGGACAGCTTTAAGGGCATTTGCTCTTGCAAGTCTATGTGATAGTATGAAGTTTTGCCTCATTTTATTTACTTTGCTGCCAAAAATAGCCCAACATTGCCAATACTGTAACCTAAAAAAGCGATTGCTAATCCAGCTTTTCCTTCAACAAATAAACTCGCTGATACAAAAAGGTAAACAACCCCGATACTAGCGATTAGCCATTGGCTCAAAATGTATGTCCACCCCAAAGTTGTTTTTCTAAATGTCTGATATAAGTGCTTTCGTGTTCAATATGTTTTAGCATTTTGTCATACATTAACCGCCAATAATCGGCATCTTCTAAGGCTTTATTAAGTTTAAGTTGAAGTGTTGTGGCATCGATTAACTCTCCCACCTGCCCAATTCCCCCCGATTTTTCAACTCCCACTGTTTTAGAAAATCTGCTTGTAACATTAACCATAATTTAATAGTCCTTTCGCTTCTAATGTAAATTTGAAATTTTTTTAATCCCCATGCTTTCCGATAAGCCAACATTTGCCGAACTGCACAACGATGTTTATGTTCTTCATCGTTCATTTCCAATAATTATTAAATGCTTTCAATGGGTAAAAAACTAAACTATTACGATAACCGCCTTCTTTTAAAGGGATTATTGGAGTTACACCGTGAACATTTCGCCAGGCAGGGTAAACGAACATAGAGTTATCCCTACTATCGACTGTCGCCTCATAATCAGGAACAGTTGTATTGCCTCCTTTTGCATGGCTTCTTTTAGCAATAATGACATTACAACAGCCTTCTAAATTAGCAGCATCCCGATGGTAGCTGGCTGCAATATTAAAATTACTAATAGAACTTGTGAATAAACGACCAAATCGCCATTCAGGTGGAACTTTTTCCGTAATAATTTTTAATTGATCGTTAAATATGTTTGGGGTTACCTCTTTAATGGTATCTTCAGCCTCTTTACAAGCCAATAGCATGGCTTTTATAAAATTCTGAGCACTTGGGCTATCGTGAACCATTGATCGCCTTGGATAAGGCATTCTCATATGTGGTCTAGGTGCGCAACTTCCAATAATTGTGCTGTATTGACTTACTATAGTTTCGCCTTTTGCTTTTAATCTATCTAAATAAAATTTAGAATTTGGTCCACGACTCATTTCTTCTTTAGGAACTCTATTAGAAAGCAATTCAGCATTAGCAATCTCTACATACTGCAGCAATTTACCGCTAATATTTTTTAAATAAAATCCAATTGGAATGCCATTAGAAGTAAAAATAGTATCTTCCACTACATTTGGTTCAATATAAGGGCATTGATCCCCTATTTTGATGTTGTGTTCAATTTTTACTAATTCGACAGTTTTCATTTAACAGATTTTCCGTAATGAATAGCTAATGCTTTTGTGTTTATTTGAGCATCAATACGATCGCCTTTTTTCCTTATTTCGATAAAAGGAAACCATTCTTTTGCTAGTTTTACAGCAGATTCTTCATCACGCTTTAATTTATACATATCCTGTAAACCACCAGTATTTGAGCCTATGTTTGGGCATGCAAAAAAATAATGATTAAATCTTAATATTCCATTCCCACGCTTAATTGTTTGTAAAGCGAAATCTCTATCTTCTTTAAGATTAAATTCAGATCGATATTGCCAACGAATATTAGCTACATTAATTAAAACGCAAACTTCTGCCATTTTTTTATTAATTGAATATGCTGTTTTTTCATGCCAAGCGTGTTGCTGATAATTGATTCCAATAAGCTCAAAAGGCAGTTTTTTTGCTTTTTCAAAAATTTCCCACCAAATATTGGCATCTTTTTTTACTGTTTTTCCATTGTAAATACCAAAAGCGGAAACATCGTCATCACACATTAATATCCAATCATGCTTATTTTCTTTAGCATAATTCAACATAAAGTTGCGTACATAGCCGATTCCCTGATCATTTTTTTCTATGTTTACTTTAAATGGTACATCGTATTTATCCCAATCTTGAGGCTCAATAAAATGTTTTACTGGAATATTCGCATCCTGAAACAATTTATATGTTTTCGTGTTTGCCCTGTTTTTAGATGGAATAAAACAAATCATTCAGATTTTTCTTTTTCCGATTTAAGATGCTGAATTAACATATAACCTACATACGCACCAGCATCTCGCCAAAATTTAACTAATTCTTGGGCTTCTTGATAATGATCTGGTTCAAACTCTATTTGAATAGCTTTTCTAACGCCAGCAGTCATATCATCTATTTGTTCATTTATAGAATCACTAGCATCGTCCAAAATAGAATAATCTATTTCTTTAAATTGAATTTCAGATGGATCGAAACCAGTTAAATCAATATCAAATTCATTTTCAATAAGATTTTCTATCTCTATTTTTAATAATTGTTCGTCCCANCCAGAATTTAAAGCGATTTTGTTATCNGCNANAACATATGCTTTTCTTTGTATATCGGATAAATGGTTTAATCTAATACATGGAACTTTAACTAAATCCAGTTTACGAGCAGCCAATACACGACCATGTCCAGCNATAATGGTACTTTGTTCGTCAATTAAAACAGGGTTATTAAAACCAAATTCCCTAATAGAAGCTGCGATTTGNGCTACTTGTGCATCATCGTGNGTTCTTGCATTGTTNGCATAAGGGATTAATTTTTCAATATCNAGTTGTTCAATTTTCATTGAGCAGCCTCTAATNTTTCGGGATGATAGGTATAAGTCCAAATATTCCTTCTGCCTTTATTAGAAGGATTTGTAATCTGTTCCCTGCTTAAATATCGCTGCCTTCTTAAATAACAAAGAGCCATAGATACCTGTGGGGCTTCAAGTTTGGTTTCATTTTGAATTTCAACAAGAGTCAATTTTTTGTTAAATTGTTTAAAAATAGTATGAACTTTGTTTGCAGCATTAATACTTGGTTTCTTTTCCATAAAAAATCCCCTATTGGTTAGATAGGGGATATATTACCACTATTACATTTAAACAAATAATAATTCAACAGCTTTGTTTTTCATGTTATCGCCATGTCCAAACCAAGCATTATTAAGCCTTGCATCATTAGTTCTGGAAGGAACAAGATGGTCGTAATACTCAGTCACCGCATTAAGCATTCCCCATTTTGTATGTCCAACTAATTCCGATCCTTTTGCTTCAGAATCAAACAAAGCCATGATTTTTTTATAAGTTCTATTATTTTCAATAATTTTGCCTGAATCTTTATTTTGCCAATATGGCGCAATTAAATCTTTTACAAATTTATCGGCAGAAGCAGTAGACATATTTTTGCGTTGCAGCAATTTAGCCATTTCCATAAAAGAACCGAAAGCATTTACTGCTGAACTAAGTTTTAGTTTTATTTTTTCATGATCAAACTGCTGAATATGGCTAAAAGATACACAATTATCAATGTTATAAAGAGCCATTCCCAATGTGTTATTACAAACCACCCGAACAGTAGTAAAACGAGCAGTTGTAGGCAAGGAACGATCACAAGAAGTAGAAAGCAAAAGAAAACCACCAACTCCATCATTTTTGCAAACCTCTCCAAATTTTCCTGTTTCGGCTAATGCCCATAGTTTTTTGCCACCTTTTAAAGTTCCAGCAGTATGAATTTTAAAACCATTATCAGCGACTAAATCTCTAAAAAATTCTAAAACTTCTGCTGGTTGAACAACTTTATAGCGATCAGAAACAATAGATAAAGGTGCATTTGTATCGCTACGGTACAAAACATTTTGCCCAGTAAAAGAACGAGGATATGTAGCGCTGCAATCAAATTTTACAGGGGAAGATTGAATTTCCCAATTCATTCCAGCAGCTACTTGCCATTCTTCAATTGAAGCCCCTTCTTGCAGTTCTTGACCAAGACCATGCCAAGGAGTTTCGCCAACAAAAGCCATTTCAGCTTTATCACCAACCATTGTTAATTCGTGTGCCATTTTGATTCCTTTCGTGAGTTAAATTACCTAAGACCCCCGCAGGGGTTTCGCCTATTAAAGGCTCATCAGTTAGGCTTGCGTTTCTTCGAGTTCTTTCCTAAAAACAATAGCAGGAGCAGCTTTTTGCAACATTTCAACAAATGTAAAAGTAGGCTCGGCAAACTGGATAAAGCCTTCATACTCCAACTGAGATTTTTCGTAATCGGACATATAGTCGTCAGATTCAAAACGCACACCTAAAACAAATTCTTCACAAAAATCGTCATAGTGGGAAAAAGCATCGAAAGCCAAACTTTCTAAGGCTAACAAATTAGTGGATTCAGGAGCGCCCGAAATTTTAATGCTGCTACCACCTTTGTTTTTCCAGCGCTGCGGACATTCGCCCTCACCATCCCAATCGTGTGCGCCATAATTTTCACGGTATTGAGTGTCGATAATTAGTAACATGATTAACTCCTTGATTGATGATTAATAAAAAAACATAAAAGCAAATAAAACGCCCATTACTACAACTGCTACCCATTCAAGCCACATTGGAATATTTTTCATGATTAGCCTAAATGGTTAGAAGTTAAAACACCAAGATAGTTTTCCTCGGTTTTAGAAAAACCAGCCCAAACTTTGTAAGTTTCTAAACCAGCAGCTTTTTCAGCTAACTCAACACGCACTCGAATGCCACAAGGCTTGCCGAGAATAGAGTGGCGAAGAATTGCAACTTGAATACCGTTAATAAAAGATTTTTTCATTTAATTTCCTTTCGTGAAAATTAGGATTTATTCAATCCATAACAGAATTTTGCCTGAACTATTACAAAAAAGAAAGCATTTATAATAAATATTTTTTATTGTTTAAAATCAATGATTTAGCAAAAAAGGTGGGGCTATCAAACCACGAAAGGGAATGGCATTGCGCCAAATGCAGATTTTAGGGATGCAAGCCCTGAATGATAGCCCCAAAGACTTAATCGGCAAGTCTAGGTATATTTTATACCCCACAGCCACAAATTTGTTTACCACCCCATAAAACACAGCGATACGGTGCTGACATAGGGCAAGCTGCAAATACTGAAGCTGATACTGCGAATAAAAATACTGCTGTTAGTGCTTTTTTCATGGTTTTTCCTTAAAAGGGTACTTCATCGTCCATTAATGAATTTTGGGGCTTTTCAACAGGTTTTGATTCTCCTGAAGGTTTACCCCCCAACATTTGCATAGAACTCGCTACAACCTTAGTAGAATACTTCTCTATGCCCTGCTTATCGGTATACTTCTCTGTCTTGAGTTTCCCTTCAACATATACCGAACTTCCTTTCCTGAGGTAATCAGATACTACATCAGCCAGCTTACCAAAAAATACTACATTAATATATTCAACGACTTCTTTGGTTTCACCCTGTTTGTCTTTATATTTTTCATTGCAAGCAACTGAAATATTGGCTACTGGGCTGCCATCTGGAAAACTCCTAGATTCTGGGTCTTTGGTTAAATTCCCAACAATTATTACTTTATTTACTGATGCCATAACTACTCCTTTGGATGATTAAAATTTCCGATTTAACATCAAATCGGTTTCTTGCTGCACTTCTACTAAAAACTCTTTAATTGCTTTTTCTATATCAGCTATACCATCGTTGCTTCTATACAAACGCTTGATAAATAATTGACTTCTTTCAGGCATTCTAGGATCAAATGAAACAAAATCGCACCAATCTGTTTGTGTACAAGCCATCTGCGTTTGCATTTGATAATGATATTTTGCTGGTATTTCTTGCGATTTTATCGTAGCCCAATGCGTACTTGAGTTTGGACATTTAATTTCTATTAAACCATTACCTTCAACAAGTCCGTCAGGACTACAACCAAACCATTCAATACTAGGATGGTCAACAAAAGGTATTTGTTCTACAAGCGTTTCCTTTGCCAACTCATAAGCCATTCTAGCCAAAGGTTCAGTTTCAGTTCCCCATTGCATTGCGCTGTTGCTATACGATTCTTCTATTTGCCCAGTAACACGCTGGATGGCTAATTCAACTAAATAGTTTCCCCGACTAGCAGATACACCAGTTTTAGTTTTAGCCATAATATCAGCGACTCGGCTGGCGGTAACTTTACCCAATCGAAGTTGATGCCATTCGACAGTTCCCTGTTTAATTAACTGAATATTGTGATTTATATCAATCATTCCAGCAAAGGGAATTGGTTCAAGGGCATTGATTCTATCTTCAGTAGTAAAAGTAGTCATTCTCTATTTTCCATCATTACATCAGCAACGAAATATGACATTACCGCTAAATTAACAATATTTTCTTTTTCATATTTTGTATTAATTAAAAAAGTTTGCATTGCTTTAGCTGAAAAATAATCTCGAATTGTTAATTCTGAAATTAAAAAATTTAAATTTAATTTTTTTTCAGACATTCCAAGTTTTAAATTATGTAAACTTAAAATTTGTTTTAAATCGTTTAAACTTTTTCTTCCTATATTTGGTTGCTTTAATAATTCATTTTCTGTTATAACAATTAAATCTTTAACAAAAATAATAGGTTTTTTTTTATCGGATCCAATATGATATTGATTTAAAGCATTTAAAGTTCTTGTATCAAATCCTAAAAATTGAATTCTTTCATTTAATATACTCATGCTTGCACCGCCATCAACTCACCCTTACGCAAGTCTTTAGCCTTAGCCAGTTCTACTTGTTCGCCACAGGCTTTGACTGCTGCAAAGTAAACCGACTTTAACGCATTAAGATCAATCGCACTCATAATTTGATCTACATAAGGCTGAGGATCGACTGCATCTTCTTGAGGCAAATCTTCACCAGCATAAATATATAAACCAATTCCAAATAATGCTATAGTTTTTACTAGGCAGCGTTGCATTCCTGTATTTACATCCATAGCATTTGGATTAGGGATAGCTTTGTTCTGATTATTGATAACAGGCATTTGACAAGTCATAGATTTGCCAAAAGCGGTTACTGTGCAATAAACCATTACAGATTCTGCAAAGTAAGTCGGTTCGCCAAAAGCCCAGGTTGCAGTTGGATCATTTTCCAATAACTGATCTACTGCCCAAGTCCAAGATAAATAAGTAAACCTACCTTTTTTCTCGGTGTGTTCATTTACATTAATTTTGCGGAGTTCGTTAAAAGTTTTCATTTTTTCCCTATCGTTGTGGTATGTTTTCTAAATCTTCTGTAATTAATGCCATGGCAGTACAAACTTCATTCCATTCTTGATCAAATTCTTTAACACCTTCAGGAATGCATTTATCTCTATATGCTTCTAAAGCATTCCAAACAATTTTTAAATTGTCATAAAAATCATTAGCCATAATTTAATTCCTTTCGTGGTTTTAAAATGGTGCTGCTTCAAAACTGCTAAGTGATACTTTTTTCTTTGGTATAAACTTGTAATACCAACCTTCACGATTACAAATCAAATAATGCGCTTCAGCTTTGTATCGAACTTTACGCATTAAATCACCGAACTCATCATAGATTAAATACATGTTATTTACCTGTCGTGTTAATCATCATTTCCGATAAGCCCTGCATGGTAATCCTCGATTGCAACATTTTCAGCCCAAGTTTCCCAATACTCCATATTTAAAGCCCAAATCTTACGACCAAGATTTTCAAAATCTTTGTTATCCAAATAATCTTGAAGCTGCTCTTTGTCTTTTGCCAATAAATCTTCGCCAATCGCTTCAGCTAATCGGTCTACAGTATTGGGTTTAATGTCCTTTAAAAGGTCATCTTTCCGAGTACCGAGATCAATAGTGCCATCATCTGCTGGCTGGTAATAGTTGTTGTTGTTATACATAATTATCCTTTCGTGTGATAAGGTAGCAAATTGCTACTAAAACTATTATGCCTGAACTATTACAAAAAGAAAACCTTTTTTTAGAGTTACCGTTGCCCCCATCTGTAAATAGCTATTGGGGGTTTTCGGGGCATCGCAGATTTTTAACTTTAGCTGCTCGAGAGTTTAAACAACAAGTGGCTCATATAGTGAGCCAGCAACCAATAAGGTTTGGTTCGGATAGATTAAGTTTATCTGTAACACTTCATTTTAAAGACCGTAGGATTAGCGATATTTCTAATAGAATAAAGGCTCTAGAAGATGCGCTGGTTCAAGCTGGACTTATGAATGACGATAGTCAAATAGATGAACTCCATGTTTTTAGGGGTGAAATAATAAAAGGTGGTAAAACTATTATAAAAATGCTTTCCATTTAAAAAAAGTGGAGGCATAATTGCCAACAGCGAGATGCTTATAACTTTTTGTGAGAAACAAAATGCTTGAATTTCCAGCCCATGATGGGATTGAGGTTTATGCCGATGAAACAGGTTTTATATGTTTCAAGTCGGCTGGCGACCTACAAAAATCAGAACCCCAGATAGTCAGATTAACCATTGGTCAATTTAGAGCAGTCGTAAAAAATGCTCAAATTTTGATTAATGATGCTGAATCCAATAAATTTAATCCGACCAAATTGGGATAGCTTATGCACTATTACAAGTTTAATATATCGGATTGGGCTTTGCATACCGCCCATCTTTCCCTAGAAGAAGAAATTGTTTATTTCCGATTAATTAACCATTACTATGATTCAGAAAAGCCCATACCCCTAGAAAACCTTACAGTAACCAACATGGTTTCTAGGGAATTTTCTACCTTAATTCGTAGGTTAAGGTTGACCACTTGTTACGATACAGTTATCAGTATTTTGGAAGAATTCTTTATCCAAACCGATGAAGGTTGGAAACATAAAAGATGCGATGATGAAATTTCAGCTTTTCACGCTAAAGCCGAACGCAANAGGGAAGTGGGTAAATTGGGTGGTAGACCTAAGAAAAACCCAGAAATAACCCAAACGGTTTCCAAAGATAACCCAGACATATCCCTAACTACTAACTATAAACTATTAACTAATAACTATAATAAAGAAAAGAAAGCATCTTTCGATGCTATGTGTCCTGATAATGTTGATTTGTNTGTTTGGCAAGANTATTTAAAAATNCGCAAGGCACAAAAGAAACCTATTACAGATACCGCAATCAAGGGTTTAATTCGGGAAGCAGAAAAAGCAAACCTTACATTGGGTGACGTCCTGAAAATTTGTTGCGAGCGATCTTGGATTGGCTTTAAGGCTGATTGGATACAGAATGCCTCTAAAACCGCTCAGTTGCCCCTTAGCANCGATAAACAGATTGAGGAAGCCTATCGGGTCGAGTGTGGTGGTGACCCCGCCAAAGCTCGTTTTAACAGTTATTTCGAGATGAAAAAGTTTATCTTAGACTTTAGGGATAAAAGGGCTTAGAAAATGAAAGGTTCGAATAGCTACCAAGAACGACAAAGTGAAGAAAATATTGGTGAAAGGTTATTTGAGGAGTACTGCACCAGTATGGGTTATCAATTTAACCGATTGGGTTTTGACGAAAAAAATAAATTTGTACCAAATTACTTTCGCATTAATTCTATGATTCGTAACTTACCCGACTACATCGTATCCACGAAAAATGAAACTTTTGTTGTGGCGGTTAAAGGTACTGCAAATTTTAAAAAGAAGGAAATCGATAAAATTCCCTTGTTTTTAGAGTGGTATAGCTCAAAGGAAGCCCCCTTTGTCTATGCTTTTTGTTTTGAAGGGCAAAACCCAAAGCTAATATTTCCCGAAAGGATTATTCAGCTTTATGAATCATCAAAAGACCAGAAATGGTCTGATGGTGTTGTTTATCGTAATTTAGAAATATAAGGACAGATATATGGAAATCGATTTACGAACTTATGTAGTAACCAGGATATTACAGGCAATAGTAACTGCCGATTGGAAGTTTCCTGTGGATGGTGATTCTACTGTTCCATCAAACGACCAATGGGATAAATCAGCAGTAGATCGAGCAATTAAGTTGGGGAAACATCTTTTAACTTCACTAGAGGAATCAAAATGAACAAAGAACTGAATTCACATATTTGGACTGCTGCTGGTACGGACATTGAGGAAAGGTGGGTTAAGTCTTATGGCTGGATTCGCCCTTCCGAACAACCTGAATACCAAGCTAAATGGAAGTTTTATCAAGANTTGCCCCTACGCAAGCTAGATGACCATGCCAAAGTAGAGTATGAGATGGTTCTNAAAAAAGCNAAGGTGGTAAGAGTTAAATGAGTAACGAGGAAGCAATGGCTTTTGCTGGCATTGTTATCCTTGGTTTTATTGTTACAACTATTATTTTTTTTTACAAGGACAGAAAATGAATGATATATCTCAAGANATAGTGCAAGCTAGGAAATTGATTAATCAAATCGAGATGCTTAATGCGAACCCTGCTTTACAGGGTAAAAAACAATTAAATGATACTGTTATAGATTTGGCTACTTTGGTTCAGGTAATGCTGACAAAGGTAGTCGATTATGCTTAACAAAATTGTTTATATATTGACCATAGTTTGTGGGTCAATTTTA